TATTTGTAAACTCTTCTTCTGCTTTCATTCTTGCAATACCTTCATAATCTGTGTCTGTATCTATTGAACTTGAAGGTGTATTAAAAGCATCAATTGCTTTATCTACTGGTGGACCTAAAACTTTTTCCATTATATCTAAAGCTTTTTGACCCATGCCTTTAACCTTTTGTCCTAAAGTTTCTTTAGCTTGGTTTCTATACATGTGGTCATCGACAGCACCGCCGTGACCAAAACCTTTAACTGTGTAATATCCTCTGCCATCTTTTTTCACTAGTTTCATAAAACCTTCACCAAAACTTTCACGCATTTGTTTAACTTGTGACGCAGTAAAGCGAGAACCGCCATATCCTAATTTTTTGTCTCTTACTCTTCCGCCTTCAGCGTATGAACCATACTTAGGTTTCTTCATTAAAGAATAACCACCAGCTGCAAATCCTTCGTCACCCATTTGCGCATACTCTTGTTTAGCTTCGCCTTCATCATAGTCTGCTTCGGCTTTAGCCATCATCTTTCTAAGTTTGTCTACACCTAATTGCTTTACAGCTTTAGCTGTTATAACAAACTCACCATCAGATAACTGTGCTGGTATTGAGTCACTTGTTTCTGTACCCGGTCCTTCTACTTCGCCCGCTCCAGTAAATTCTCCTGTTCCCATTGTACTGCCTAGAGTATCTAATATATCTTCTAGTTCAGGATAGTCAGACATAGCTTCAGCTAAAACACGCTCTTGCTCTGTTGTTAAACCGCTTTCTTCTTCCATCATCATGTCATCTTCCATCATCATGTCATCTTCCATCATCATGGATTCATCATCAAAGTTTAATGGAACTTCTGGTTGTAACATAGAACCTGTTGTATCAAACGCATCTACTTCGCCGCCTTCGGCATAACCTGTTTTTAATGGACTATACATAAATTTATCATCTCTTTCTGCTGTGGGAACTGCACCTTTGCTTAATCTTCTAGCCTCACCTTTTTCTACTTCTGGATAAGTTGATTCCATTCTCCAGTTTCTTGCTGAGTCTTCTAGTAATCCGCCTTGTGCCATTTTCATTCCCCTGTATTCTAAAGGTGTTTGTTCTCTTAACATTCTACAAGCTTCTACATTGCCATCAGCACACGCTTTTCTTAGATTGTCTAGTTGAGACGGTACACCCATATTATTTTTTCATTAGTGTTGTTTTTATATTTAATATTTGTTCTGCTAAAGCGTATCTTCCTTGAGCCTTACAGATTTCTTTATCTTCGGTAGAGTTCATAACTCTGTTAACATTCATTTGTTTTTCTTTGTCCAAATACTCTTCAAATAAATGCCAAGTAGGAGATGACACCAGACTTTTTAACTTGTTAATATCCATCGTTAGCCTTGTGGCATCTGCATCTGCGGCGGAACATTTGCAGAAGTAGAACCGCTAAACTGCTCTTCGCCCGGTTGTGGCGTTGCTCCTGTACCTATGTTACCATCCCCTGTTCCTGTCACATTTCCCGGTGGAGCTGCTTCTGGCGCAGGTTGTTGATTCTGTAGTCCTATAATCTCCGCATAAATCGCCGCTTCTTCAGGCGAGTTAATTATTTCTTCGGGGTCAAAGTCAAGACTGTAAGCAAGTTCTTGTATAATTTTCGACACCTTGACAAAAGGCGCAACAGCGGGATTTTGTACTGACTGTAAAAAGGTTGTGAGTCTTTGAGACCTAACTTCTTTTTGCATAAGTGAACTAGTGCCTGTAGCTTTAACTTCAAGGTCTCCAGTAACATTTAACTCTCCTTCATAAAATTGCATGTTCCATTGATAAAAAGCTTTACCTAATGGTTTTAACAGGAAGTCATCTAAATTCTTTACAACCGTCTTAATGTTTAAAGAGGCTGCACCCATTAGCATTGACATACCTGATGCTGTTCGTGTCATTCCCTGAACACCTGTGTTACCGTGAGAGTAGGAAGGTATTCCTGTTGCTTCGTCTGCTAGTTGTCTAAACCTATCAAACATCTGCATATTCTCTGGTGCTGTGTTAGGAAACTTTAATCCATATATAGACTGACCGGGCATACCCGCCTGTCTTTTAAATATCTTGCCGGGGTATATTTCCATAGACTGACCGCTAACCAAAGCCGCTTCGTCTATATCAAATACTAAAGACCCCGCTAGTGCTAGATTGTCTATAGCCATTCTTGCATGACCATTCATAATCTGCTGTGCGTCTTCCATGTTCTCTGGAACTCCAACACCCCAGAAAGAATAAGGATTCTTTTCATAAGGGAATGCATGGTAAGGTAGACGCGATGGTTTAAAAGGATTAGAGACAAGTCTTAAAATCTTGCCCATACAAACCCAAGCATTGATTTGTATTTCTTCTAAATCATCTATACTAGGGTCAACATTAAGTCCAGCTTCTCTAGCAAACTCTGCATCCATTACTCCCCAGTACTCTAGTACTTCGTATCTTTCTGTTTCATTCCAACTAGTATTGTTATCTAGTTTTATTTCACTTTCAAATGACCTCTTATTATAATTGTATCCTTGTCTTATACATTCTAATATTTTTTCTTTGTCAAAGAAAGGGCGATTCATTAATGCTCTTAGTTGAGACTTGTTGTACTTATGTCTATGTACAACCCACTCTGCATCATCCATTGAAGTTGCATTAGGGTCAGGATAGAAATCCCAAGCACTAACAAACTCTAAACGCGGTACTCTTACTGCTTCCGGGTTGTAAGCTCTCGTACCGTCTTCTTTAGTTTCCCATGAGTGTAATGTCTTATTATAATTAAACGGACCTTTGACGATGCCTGTTCCCAAAAGTACCGCTTCGAATAACGCATTACGCAACTCCGTTGTGCCGTTTGATTCTTCAATCTGGTCATGGATTAACTTCTCCATTCTTCTTGCTGCGATTTGTGCCGGTTGTATCTGTGGCATTTCAGGAGAACGCGCTACTCCTCTTTCTATAACTACTTCATCGTCTTTGTTTTTGTATTCGTCTTCTAACGAACCAAGAAACTTATCTGAATCTGTTTGTATTGCGCCGGGCTTTAATTCGTTACCGTCTCCAGCAAATCCGACATCATAGGGATTGAAGTTACCTACATTATCATTTGTTATTCCTTCTTGTCCTGAGTAATCTAGATTACCTTCCAACTCTGGTGAGATATCTAAAGGACTGCCGATTGTTTCTTTTAAAGGATTTAAGTGTGCGTATTCCGCAATACCATCTGGTAAAGGAGTCTCTTGTATTTGTAATGGAAACTTTGCGCCAGAAAAAACTACATCGGCAAGTTGTCCATAAGCTGCAAGAGTTTTAGTCTTAGTAACTTTAATAAAGACTTTAGACTTTTCGTTTTCTTTAAACTTTATATTCTTATTATAAATACCACGGTAGTTATGATAAGAGTTTAACCAACGACCTTCATCATCTTGTCTTCCTCTTTCAGCCGATTCAAATTTTTCTTGTACTAAACCAGCCAGTCTAGAAATAAATACTTCACTGCGTTCTTCTGATATATCCTCTTCAGATTCACCATTAAAATCATCAGCAGACATAAATGGCTGCTCTGCTTCGTTTATATCGTATTTTATTTTTTTGTCAGCCATCTATACAAAATTTAAGTAAAACCAATAGATATACATTATACAGTCCTTTAAAGGTTTTGTCAACCCCTAAAGACAAAATAAATTTAATATCCAAATACTTCGTCTACAGGTTGTGCTGTATCTAGGTTTCTTTTAAATTCAAACATGTCTTGGTGAACATTTGCTCTTGGTCTTGACATAATCAAATAACGCAACGCATCATAGGCATGGTCAGGTGCTTTTGTATCTACATCTTCCGGTCTTACTTTATCAACTGGTATTGTTTGTAATTCTCTAATAAGATGAGGACAAGAGTTAAAGATTTGCATCTTAGGTCTACCATCTATCTTATTAGGTTTTAATCTTTCATGTATTTGTATTTTACCCGCTAATCTATTTTTATCAGCCGGTCTTAGCTTATGTCCAGCTCTAACAAGTATCTCTCCTATTGTTGGACCAGTATAGCCAGTTCTATTCCAAGCTGCGCCGTCTAACACTCCCGGTATAGAATAAGCATCGTCTTCTTCATAAGCTGTTATGCGTTCTGCTAAATCCTCACCAGTTAACCCTTTTTGATATAGTTCTCTATATATTATAAGTGTATCATCTTCTGGGTCAACCGCTGCCCATATTACAGCAGACTCCGCAGAATAACCATAGTCAACTCCTTTAAGTCTTGACCAACTAGGAGGTATAGCAAAAGGAGGAATAATATGCTTTTCTGTATCAAATTCTACAAACGCTGCACCTTCATTAATTTCCCAGTTACCTTCCAGTAATTGTTTTCTTTGTACTGGAGGCAGAGACTCTAACATCTTTAAGTAGTCAGTGTCTGCTAAGTAAGGGTTATCTTGTAGTAAAGCAGGTATGAACTTTCTAAACACACCGTCTTTACCTAAGAAGGTTTCATTGGCTGGCGCTCCTTCTATATATCTTTTCTTTACCCACGCTGCTCCGCTACCGCCGGGGTTAGCAGTACAACGCATATAGGTTTGTATTTCTGGGTCTGTTGTTCTTAGTCGAGAGGCTAAGTAGTTCCACGCAAACTCGGTGGGTAGGTGAGTGATTTCATCAAAGCCAATCCAACTGTAGGCTTGTCCTTGGAATCTATATACATCTGAATCTTTTTCTAAGAAGGAGAATTGAATAGTAGCGCCAGAAGGGAACTTCCATATTTTGTCCACTTCTCTAAACTTAGCTCCGATAAAAGCCTTGGGGTAAAGCTCCCTACTCTTATCAATGAGTTCTCTAAGTTCAGGCATAGAGCGTCTTAGTATTAATGCTCTGTGTTGTTCTCTGTGTGCGTATCGTAATGGGTCAACTAACATAGCGTAAGACTTACCGCCTCCAGCTGCGCCACCATACAAAACATCTTTCTCAGGGGCGGCGAGGAAATCTGTTTGCGGTCCGGGGTTTGGTTCAAAGAGTATCCTCTTGCCCGCTAAGTTAGCACCTTTAATTGCTTCCTTAGATATTATACTCTTTTTCGGATTGCTTGCTACTTTCTTTGCAGCTCTTGTAGCAGTCTTTACTTTCTTACTAGCTATTTTTTTATTAGCTATCTTTTTTTTATTTGCTCCCTTAACTTTGCTGAAGCGTCTAACAGCCCCTTTTTTAAAACCTCGTTTCTTTGCAGGTGTGCCATCATTCTTTAATTTTACCTTTCCACTAACAACAGCATACTGCTCTATGTCTAAGTCAGGATATAGTTTTTTAAATTGTTCAAGGGTTATGTAACTAACAACAGTCATTTCTTAACTTTACCACCCTTCTTAAACCCTTTTTTCATTTTTGCATAAGCTGAATCACTAACAGTAGAGTTTGCTTTACTTCTACTTGTACCTGCTTTCTTTCTAGCATTCATGTTATCGTATAAACCTTTTTTCTTTTGCATTGTTAAATTCCTTATTAGCTAAAGAGTATCTTTAAGAAGTTCCTTATTTTAATTGTTTATAAAATTAATAAAATAATTGCTCTTTCAGATATTCTATAAGAATATTATACACAATAATTTATGAAATGTCAAGCGATTTATATCTTTTATTTATTACTTTCATTAAACCCGCTGGACTAATCTTTCTATCTGTCTTATAGTATAAGTAATCACAAGCTTCACGCAATGACAATGCTTTATTTTTTACATAGCCAGCAGTTTCATCTAGAGCATCTAACTGAGACTCTATAGGTTCGTAGAAACCTTCGTGGTGTTCCGAATCTTTGTAACCAAATGGTATAGTAGAACCCTTCTTTCTTACTAACACTATTTCTTTATCTTGTTTTTGTAGTAGACTAGTCATTGATTACCTCTGCATCTTCCATATCTATAGTTATATTATCTTTTGCAGGCATCACAAAGATACCTCCTGTGACTGTATGGTCTACACTTACCTTTGCTTCTTTAATAACACCTACTCTATCTAGCAAACTCTGTGCAGCATTTAGTTTTTGGTTAGCTTGAGGTATAGGTATATTACTTTCCATAATATCTACAAGCTTATTAGCAGCTTTTGGAGCATTCCGCGCTAAAATCAGCGTAGCTATCTCTACAATTTCTTTCTGTAAGGACTTAACTAGCGCAGTAGACCCTGCACCTTCTTTATATCCCGCCTTAACCATAGCATTATTAATGTTTCCAAGGGGGTCTTCGTACAAAGCATCCAAGAACTTCTCTTGTTTCTCCGTATACTCTCTTCCATCTTTCTTTACAACCGCTGGTATCATAAGGTATTCCCAATATTAGTTATTATAATAGTATATTAAGTATACACTAGCTTTCTGCATTTGTCAAGTAACTGGTTAACATTCTTTTTTGGCGTAAAATGTATAACATTGCTATAACTACACTACGGGGGCGGGGGGTGGCATGCCTACCCCGTATGATTGCTCACACACGCGCGCATATTTTACCGCACACGCGCGCACAATCTCTCAGTCGCGCGGACAGGCGTGTAATATGACTGACATTCTGGTAAACAAAAAAAAATAATCGTTGACAGTGTGAAATTTTTATGCTATTACGCGCGCGTTACCCTCTCTTTTCGCTTTGTAGCAACATTTTCAAGCAATTAAATAATTTTCGGTTGATGTCATCGGCGCAAGCCCAGAATTTTAAAAGGTTGGCGGTATACTCATTCAAAAATCTTTCACCAAATAAAATAAAAACGCTTGACATGTGAATAAGTCTTCGGTAAAAAGAGGGGTATCAGTTGATGACGCGCTGATTTTATACCTACCAATCGCAAGCAATTCAACCGCGGTTGATTTGGTAGCACTTTAAAAATTAG